TATCTGTGCTACTAAAGCTGCTATCAAAGAAGGGATTGTTCCTGGTGGTGGTATTGCTCTATTAAACGCTGCAACGAATATAACAGCCAAGTCAATAGGTGAAACAGTTTTATTAGAAGCTATAAAAGCCCCTTTTAAAACTATACTTGAAAATGCGGGTTTAGAATCTGATAGAAAGACACCAACAAGAAAAGGACAAGGCTACAATGTGGTTACAGGAAAAATGGTAAATATGATTAAGTCGGGTATTATAGATCCACTACTAGTCACCAAGAGCGCTCTTCAAAATGCAGCTTCTGTAGCAACAACAATATTATCTACTGATTGTGTAATCAATAATTTAAGAATAGATGAAGGCAATAGGTAGAAACTTAATTATAATAAAAGAAAAAGAAGGGACTACTAAAACAGATGGTGGTTTACTTCTTGCAGAAAGCCAGAGAGAAGATATACGCTATGTTAAAGCAAGTGTTGTATCTGCGGGTGAAGAAGTAGCGGGCGTTAAAGAAAACGATGCCATATACTTTGATCGTCATGCTGGTCATAAAATAGAAGTTGATAAAAAATCTTATCACGTTATAAAGTCAGGTGACATAGTCGTTGTATTATGAAATTACACGCTAGTGACATTAGAGAACTAAACCTCTTAAAGCACTATCGTATTATAAGAAAATGGGCTTGTCGTAATAATGATTTAAACGATGCAGATCTAGAACTTCTTATATACCTTGATTGTATGGAGTTTTTCACTAAGAAAGACTTTGAGATGGGTGTTTATTCTTACAGTTGGGATAACCGGCGTTGGAATAGACTGTTAAAGCAAGACTGGATTAAAGTCTGGAGACATAGAAACAGAACTACCCAAAAGTACCATATATATAAAGTATCATTTAAAGGCAAGCAACTAATAAGTAGAATATACAGAATAATGCTTGGCGAAGAAGATATAAATACAGGTAGACGAAACAAGATAATTAATGGCGAGACATATACTGACAAGGTTATGACTAAGGCTATTTATAACGTAAATAAAGACAAAAACAGATGAGTAAAAGCCCTTTTAATTTAGCAGGCATGTCTACTAATATAAACTTAAATAGACTTAATGGTAATTTCAGCTTTAGTAAAGACTCTTTAGCAACAAAAAGAGCTAAAATGGGAGCCAGAGCATTAAGACGTCAAGATAGAGTAAGAGGAAGTGCTGAACCTAAAGGTTTTTTTAATACAAGTGGTCCATTTGGCGCTTTCTTTGGCTCGCAACAACAACAACCTACAAATCAAGAGGTTCCAGAAGAAAATACAAGTGCAGGAGCTATAGGTTCAATAGGTACATCAATAGGGCGTGGATTTAATCTTCCAGGAGGTATAGGAGCCGCCGCGCAAGAGCAAACAAATCAAGTAGTAGGTCGAGTGGCAGATCAAGTTCAAGCCGCAGGTAGTATGCCTGAAGATCCTTCTAGTTTAATTAATCCATTTGGATTAGGAGCTCAAAACGCTATAGGTGGAACTTTTGGTTCTTTATTTGATAGACAAAATTCAATGGGTAGTGCTCTTGCGAAAAGAGCTTGTAAATATAAAAATAAAAAATAAATTATGCATAAAACAGATCCAAATTACGATAAAACAATGGCATCTAAAAACACTCATGGTGTTGTTGGAGAAAATGCTATATGGGACGGACCATTAGATCAAACTGGAAGACCACATGGAGTCGGTTCTAGTTCTGGTATTACAGGCATGCAAGTATTAAAAGCTAAAAGCTATTATAACGCAAGGCCAATTACTGAATGTGCTAAAGGATATAAATAATGTACAGTTCTCCATTTTTTAAAGAATTTCCTGAAATAAAAGAAAAAAATAAAGGCAAGTTTACGGCTTGGGCTAAAAAGAACGGTTTTAAAGACGCTTGTTCTGCAGCTTCAGCTGTTATGTCTAAGAAAGATAAATACAGCGATGAAGTTGTTAAAATGGCTAATTACGCTAAAAATTTTGGTTGTTCAAAAAAATAAATTATGACAAAATTTAGAGATGGCTTTATGATGAAGTCACCAATTCCAGCCCATGATGCTATAATGGATGAGATGAAAGCAAAATCAAAAGAATCTAGCGGTAGAGATGATGCTCCTGATTATAGCAATACTGAAGTTGCAGATCTTAAAAAAGACTACGACAAAGCTAAAGCGGAACATGATTCTCCAGCTAGTATGTCTCCTTTAAATCAGGGTGGTTATGTCGGTGGTGGCATGAGTGCCAGCGACTATGCTCCGGTAGGAGATCTATACATGAATATGTTTAACAGTATATCTTCTGCAGCAAGAGAGTTTGATAAAAACAGAAATGACCCAGAAGTACAGGCTAATGCTAAAGCTATGAAAGCTCAGCGCTTAGGTAAGAGAATAGATAAAATAGATAAAAAGCAAGGCGCGGGAAAAGGTGATAGTCAAGCTTTAGATGATAAAAGAAAAAAATTAGCAACAAAGCAAGCTGAAGCTCTTGTTGATCAAACTGAATTTGATAACATAGCAAACCAAAGTAAACAAAATGATTATAATAGTCTTATAGCTAATATGACAGATGCTGATAAGAAAAAATACGGAATAATAATATAATGGGATACTCAAAAGGACATTACGGAAAATATACAGGTAACGCTAGATGCTGCATGGATCATGCTGACACAAAAGTTACTAAATCAAATTATAAAGCTACTGAGCGAGACGACGCGGCTCATATAGATTATTTAAAGCGTGATGTATTATATGATGATCATCACGGACACAGCGACGAGAAAATGACTGCTGACGAGAAACATATTTCAAAATTAGCGGGCGATATGAAATATGATAAAAAACACAACAGTTAAAAACAAAAACTATGGGACATTGTAAAGGAGGACCGCACATGAGTTACTCACCAAATAAAATGGGACACGAATCACCAGCTAAAAACCAAAACAAAGGTTACGCTAAACAGGAAAGAAAAGATTTAATGCAAGACATGCCAATAGTAAAAGATGCTATGGGAGGAAGATCATGGATGTCAAAACATTCAAAGTCTGCTTTGCGCATGGGACACGAATCACCAGCTAAAATGGGACATGAATCACCTGCAGAAATGCATGGAGGTTTTCACGTCAAAGATGCCGCTAAAGCAATTGCGGGCGGAGTTGTTAAAGCCGCTAAAAATGTAAAAGCCGCTGGAACAAAAATAGCTAAAGCAGTTTCTGCTGATTTATTTGAAGGCGGATCTGAAAGAAAAAGAAAATTAAGAGAAGCAAGAGGTGGTGCTAAGCCAGCAGAAGTTTTTAAAAAATAAACAGTAGGGATCTGTAAAACCCAGCCAAACACTAACACTAACACTAACACTAACACTAACACAAAATGGCACAATTTTTAAAAGTAGAAACAACAACCGCAGCAAGAGCAGTAAGCTTGATACCAGTTGATCAAATTATAAATGTATCAGAAAGTATCGGAGGATCAAATACCACTGTAGTAATCCAATTAGATGGACCAACAGCTGGTTTTCCAACATACACTATAACTGTAGCTAATGCTGCAGATGGAGCTGGCACATGCGTTAAAATGATTACTGACGCTATGGTTGCAAACCCAGGAGGCATTGTATCAACAGTAGTACCACCGGTATCAACTGCACAAGTACCTTTAGCCCAATCAGGACAACAAGGTAAAATCTTAATTACTCAAGCACAAGTAAGCGCGCCGTTTCAAGATTGCACGTACGCTACAAGCGCCGCGTAATTATGAGATCAACAGGTTTAGGAGACGATATAGAAAAGTTTACTAAAGCTACTGGTATAAAAAAAGTAGTAGACACAATGAGCAAGGGACTAAACATCCCTTGTGGTTGTGCTGCTAGAAAAGGCGCATTAAATAAAATGTTTCCTTATAAATAAAAACTATGGCTTTTAAACTTAATAATCCTCCTTATAAAATAGACAACACTCCAATATATCATGTAGATATGGAAGATGGGGTTATGGGTAAAGCCAATAATAATTTAACAATTATTATAAATAAAGACGTAGATCCTTCAAAAACTCAAGACGTTATAGATCACGAAATGGTGCATATAGACCAAATGAAACGTGGTGATCTTGATTATGATGATAAAAATGTTTACTGGAAAGGTAAAACATACCCAAGATCTAAAATGAACGAAGGAGCTAAAAAATTACCTTGGGAAGACGAGGCTTATAAAAATGCCTAAGAAAAAATTTAAAGAAACTAAAGTCGGTCAGTTTCTGCTTGGTAAATCTGGAGTACTAGATTCATTAGCAGATGTATTACCAGATAAAGGCTTATTAGGCGTTGTAAAGAACTTAATCGATAGAGATGAAACTTTACCTCCACCTGACAAAGAAATGGCTTTAAAACTATTAGAACAAGATATAGTTGAAGCTCAGGAAGTATCAAAGCGCTGGGAAAGCGATATGAGTTCAGACTCTTGGCTTAGTAAAAACACTAGACCAATGAGTTTAATATTTTTAACAATAATGACTGTATCTTTTATATGGGTTGATAGTCATGGCTATATAGATTTCACTGTAGAACAAGAGTGGATAAATCTATTAAAAACATTAACAACAACTGTGTATGTAGCATATTTTGGCTCACGAGGCGCAGAAAAGTTTAAATCAATAAGTAATAAATAAAAAAAATGAGTAAATTTCCAATAGACACAGGTATAGCTGGTAAAGCAATGAAATGCGCATCAGAATTTGTTGGTACACCTAACGGTATACCGGCTTGGCCTTTTGAAAATCAAACAGGCACATATGGTAATTTTTTAAACAGCTCTGTTTTATGGTGCGGAGTTGCAGGTACTATAAATGTTATACCAGCTGGAACTTCAAAAGCTTCTTTAAAAGTAGGTGTAAAAGGTGAAGGCATTGTTTTTAAACAATTAACCGCTGGAACAAATTATTCAGCTGGAACAACTTTCATCACAACAGATTCAAATCCAAGCAATGCTTCTGATATAACAGTTCAGGTATTTGTTGATGCTGGAGGTGCTGTTCAATCAATACAAATAATAAATGGTGGATCTGGATATAACGCAGGTGATATTATAACTGTTGTTGAAACTGGAAGACCAGCTGGATCAACGGATTGTACTTTTCAAATTCTTAAACTAGAAAGAGGTGTACCTACAGCTGATGAATCACTAGAATTTAAAGTTCAAGCAGGTCAATACTTACCAATAGCTATAGATTATATAACTAGTATAACCACAATAAACGAAGTTGATATTATTATATGTAAATAAGTGATATATAGGTGACTATATAATTATAAACAACAATTAAATTAAATTCAATTATGGCAAAAGCTAAAAAAATAACTAAAAAAGAATTAGAAGAGGTAACTGTTTTAAAGAAAAACCTAGATGGTGTTATAACTAATATAGGTGTATTAGAAACGCAAAAGCATGCTTTACTTCATAAAGTTGCTGAAGTTAACGAAAAGTTAGCTAATAATAAAAAAGAACTTGAAGACAAGTACGGTAGTATAAATATTGATCTTGAAACAGGTGAATATACTAAAATAGAAAAAGAAGAAGAGTAGTGGATTCAGTTATAAGAAAAATCAGTATAGGTTCTGATTACAAAAATGAAGCTATGCACTATTCTGTTGGTCAGCAAGTATACGGCGGTCATGAAATAGCTTATATTTTATTTGATGACTCTGATGGATCTTATAATATACATATAAAGAAAAACAACGAGGTATTGCCGTGGAAGAAGTTTAATTCTAACATGGCTATATCTGTTGAATACGATTTAGAGTATTAATGAAGAGTCTATACGATTTTATCGTTGAACCAGTTGGCGATAAATATAGTAATACTGTTAACATAGGTGATAAAAAATTAGTTGTAAATACTAAAATTGAAAACTGGAAATTTGTTAATAGGTTAGCTAGAGTTGTAGAAACCCCAGCTGCCTTTTCAACACCTATAAAGAAAGGTGCTATAATAATCATACATCAAAATGTTTTTAGAACGTTTTATGATATGAAAGGTGAAAAGAAAAAAAGCAGATCTTATTTTAAAGATGACCATTATTTCTGTGCAGTTGACCAAATATATTTATATAAAAATAAAAACAATTGGAACACTTTAAACAACAGATGCTTTATAACACCTATAAAAAGCAAACAAGATCTAACGCTAGATAAAGAGGCAAGCCTTATTGGTGTACTTAAATATGGTAATAAGTCCTTAGAAGCGCTTAATATAAACCCAGGTGATCTTATAGGGTTTACTCCTAACAGTGAATGGGAGTTTTTAGTCGAAGACAAACGACTTTATTGTATGAAATCTAATGATATTGTAATTAAGTATGAACACCAAGGAAACGAAGAAGAATATAATCCAAGCTGGGCAGCGAGCAGTTGAAGAGTTAATAAAAGTAGCTAAAGAAGCTATTGTTGATTCAGATGATGACATATCAGCTGATAGACTTAAAAATGCTGCAGCTACTAAAAAGCTAGCTATATTCGACGCGTTTGAAATACTTAGTCGTATTGAAGAAGAAGAAAATCTATTAAACGATAAACCAAAAGAAGTTAAAGAACAAAGAGCTTTTAAAGGTTTTGCCGAAGGAAGATCTAACTAATGTACGAGCAGTCATTATATAAAGTTTTAAAAGACCACATAAAACCTAAAGTTCTTAAACGAATGAACAGGTATAATAAGTGGGAATATGGTTATAACAAAGAACACGATATTATTGTTATAAGTAAAACAGGTAGAATAGGTGATATATATGAAATACAAAACCTTAAAATAGCTTTACCTGAAAAAACAAAAGTACATAAATTTGAAACAGACAAATGGGAATATACTGAGTATCCTAAAGTTTTAAGTAAAATAAAATCAGTATTTGACTGGGAAGAATATCCACTAGACTTTAAAGAGAAATGGTATGATTACATCGATAATGAATTTACTCGCAGAGAAGAAGGGTTTTGGTTCCATAATAAAGGTATGGCTACTTACCTTACTGGTACTCACTATATGTACTTGCAGTGGAGTAAAATCGACGTTGGTAAACCGGACTTTCGCGAATCAAATAGATTATTCTATATCTTTTGGGAGGCTTGCAAAGCCGATGTACGTTCATATGGATTGTGCTACCTTAAGAACAGAAGATCTGGATTTTCATTTATGGCATCAGGCGAGGTGGTTAACCTGGCAACCATATCCTCTGACTCTAGATATGGAATACTATCGAAATCTGGACCTGATGCGAAAAAGATGTTCACGGATAAAGTGGTACCAATATCAGTCAACTATCCGTTCTTTTTCAAGCCAATACAGGACGGTATGGACAGGCCAAAAACAGAACTTGCGTTCAGAGTCCCGGCCACAAAATACACCCGTAAGAAACTTGAAACAAAACAAACGCTACGCGAACTTGACGGGCTCGACACAACGATCGACTGGAAAAACACGGGCGACAACTCGTATGACGGCGAGAAACTCAAGCTCCTCGTCCACGA